CTATTATCCCTTAGTAAAGACGTTCATTTCTCTAATAATCCCAAATCTTCAACCTTAATATCCTCAAAGCCCCTGCCTGAGTATTTATTCAAAATAGCAACTAATGTATTTCTTTCTTTATTCAATGTTCTAATGAACCTAGCGGCTACACCCGCCTGTTCATCAGTTTTCTCTTTATTTTTAACCACACCTTCCAGCAAACTTATCTTGATATTTACAATTCCTAATCTGTCAACAATGTTTCCTAATCCAAGTATTCCACAGTCTTTCATAAACCTCCTAAACAAATCGCCAGCACATGGGGTCAGCGTTTTTAATATATAACTTCTCACATTGTTCGTTATACGGTGTAAAGGTACAACGAGTATCACAATTAGAGCACCCTGATTTGAAAACTAATTCCTGGTGTTTTTCTTTACCCCAAAAATTAAGGATATTTTCTGGATTAGGATAGTGAGTTCCTAGTTTATAGAACTCTTTATGTCTTTGGTCGGGACATAGATAAACATTACCATCAGCACAAAGCTGAATACATATTGGTGAAGCATAACATTGTGTAAAATCTTTCTTCGGTCTCAAGTCATCATTAAACTTGTGCATAACCGTGAATACTCTAAAAGTATCAGTTTCCAACTCTCTACACTTTTCAAACTGTTCTAAGATGAGAGGTATGTTATACTCATTGGTTTTCTTCTTTATTTCCCCCATACCCTGGTGTGAATAGTCTGCTGGTCTAGCGTGGAAGTCTTTGACGCCCAAGTCTTTAGCTAATTTACAAGCTTGATATATCTCGTGCTGATTATAAGGCATAATAAGAAACTTGTAAGCTAACTCACAATCTGACTTCTCATCTCTTATAATCTTTACTAATCCAGATAGGTTGATTAACACTTGTTGGAAAAAGTCTTGTTTTTTGGCTTTTAAGTATGTTTCTGGAGTAGCTGAGTCAACTGATATTCCTACCCAACGACAACGAGCATAAGCATTTTTTAATTCTTCATTAAGAATTGTTCCATTAGTTGCAACCGCAGCGTGCATACCCACCTTTCTTGTGTGATGGATAGCTTTGGGCAGAAAAGAATGGATAGAGGGTTCACCACCCCCACCAAAACAAACTGCCTTAACTCCCCAGTTCTTTAGAAAAGTAATCAAACCAATAATATGTTTGTCTGGCATACGAGTATTCTTATCATTTTTCAAATAACGATGAGCATTACAATGTTCACAAGAAAGATTACATTGATGTATTGGGTCTAACGAAGCTTCTATGGGCGGTAAGAATGATTTTTGTCTTATCTTCATATACCAACGACCATATAAAAGCCCCTTCCAGGAATTGAATGAATTAAATTGGTTCTTCTTTGACCACTCTTGCATCATAGTAAATCCTTTAGTTCTTTGGGTAGTGGTTCTCTCACTGCGTCAAACACTGTTCCAAAAGGCTCTACCGCCTTGTCTCCAACCTTCCATTTCATAAAATGTTCCCAATACCACTTCTTACCATTAAACTCGTTAGCGTGACAGTAATTAGTCACTTTTTGGTGGATATCTTTTGGTTCACACCAAGATAAATGATGATGGATAATATCATCTTGGTATATCACTTCATAAGGACAATCTACATTTCTCTTCTCCCAAAACTTAACAGTGGGTTTAACTGCAATAATAATCTTGTGGTCTGGATGAGGGTCTAATCTGTAGTCAGTTGTCTTCCAGTTACTATTCTTAGTATTTTCTCTTTCATGCAAAAATATCTTTCTGCCAACTTTTAGCTACCGTTTCCCAAGAGTTATCCATTATATACTTCTCTGGTAGGAATATACTAGCAGTCTCCCCCTTTAGAGTTCTTATTAACTCTGGAATAAAGTCTTTATCGTCCACTGCGTTATGACTTCTCTCTTCTAAAACAGCAAACTTGTTTGTGACTATCTTACAACCACAAGCTATGGCTTTAGTAAGTGCTATACAGTTTATCTCACCAACGAAGTTACAGGGGTAAGCGAACACTCCTGACTTAGCATATTCTTTGAGTAGTTCTTTATGTCCAACTCTTCCGTGTTCAAATACACCTTCTTGATTCATAAGAGCTTTCAGTCTATCTCTGTCTTCTTTCTTTCTATACCCTTGCTTAACAAACTTGTCAAGCAAATCCCAACCATAGAAAAGATGTAACTCTGCTTCAGGCACTTCTTCTTTAACTACAGACCATACAGATAGCAAACTATCTATACCCCTGTCATAACTTGAAGCATAAATTATTCTTTTCGGATTACGTGGTATCATCTCTAAACCCTTGAAATCAATAGGGTTTATGCCATTTGTAGAAACATAAATCTTATCGTCTGATAGGGTCTTTGGTAATAGACTCTTGTGATACTCCGAAAGAACTATCGCTTTGTCAAAGAACTTTTCTGTCCCCCTTGAAAATTGGTCTGCGTAAGGGATGTCGTGTAACCATATGAATTTCTTCTCTGCGTTTATTGGAACTTCAGGATATATATTCTGTCTCCAAGAAATGAATATGTTAAACTTATCCGCAGGGTTTATTTCAAAGAAGTTTTTATATACAACCCCATCATATTGTCCAGCCATATCACCACAGTCATTATAAACTGTTACCTCGTAACCGAGTTTAACTAACTCTTGAGATAAATAAATAACTGCTTCCTCGGAACCACCAATGCCCTGATAAACTGATGCTGGAGACCATATCTCAGGAGTATGCCCACTATAAATTACTATTGATTTATCCGACCAAGTCTTAGCTGCTGTAAATTTATTCCTTAAAAATGAAAATCTTTCATCTCGTAAAGAAGATTTGGGTATAGCATCTAACAGAGATGGTATCCTTGATGGGTCTTTGTCTGAGATATATTTTGCAGTCCACAAAAACTTCTGGAGGAATAAATCATCTTCATACACGCCCTGGAACATCTTTTCATTTCTTATTATAAATGGTTCTTTGGGAGCGAGTTTCTGTGACTTCTTATAATATCCAAGAGCTTGTTCAAAGTTACCAATACCAAGATATGCGAGAGCAGCGTTCATATTCGCTCTCCACCCGTATACTGTAGGGTCAATAACAAACATGGTATTTGGTAATGGTCTTACCAACCCAGGCATTGTCCAATCTAAAGACTTCTGAAAATCTTGCTTCTGAAGATATATAGCACCAAGTTGTAAATAAGCGTCTGGAAATTTAGTGTTGATTGCTAACGCTTCATTACAGGCTGCTATAGAATAATCTAAGTTATCCAACTGTTTCCAACACTCAGCAAGATGTATCCAGCCAAAGTATTTATCATCATCCCAGCCTGATTTTTCTGTGAGTAGTTCAAGGAACGGTATTGATTTCTGCCACTCTCCCAACCCCATATACATTCTGCCAAGATATGCTATGGTTCGTGGGTCTGTATCCTTGCCGTCTTTCTTAAATTCTTTTAATAAAAACTTTAAATTTCTATCAGAAGAGGCTTTGTGGTGTCCAGGTGCTGGATTGTGAATAATCTTTATTCTATCATCCCTAAGAGCTTTAAATAATTTCTGGTTTTCTACGAATACATTTTCGTGTATTTCTTTCTTCCAATATATATCGGGTCTTTTCTTTATTATTGTTTCTCTCCAATGTTCTGCATCTGGAGAACCAAATTCATTAGTAGAATAGATATAGTAGTAATATACCATATCAAATCCTTTTTCAATCATTACATCAAAACTATTACGGATAATTTCTGGATGGTCTATATCATCATCACAATCTATCCGCATATAATAGTTGCTCTCAGTCTTCTCAGCCAGAAAGTTGCGTTTGTGTGCGAAGTCATCACACCATTTATAAGGAAAAACTTTTACTTTATCTTTAAATCGTTTCTTGAATTCTTCTACATTTTCGTCTACTGCTATACATATCTCGTCAAAATATTGTCCATACTTTTTAACTATTCTGTCAACGTCTTCGATTTCATTCTTTACGATAACATTCAAAGCAAGTTTTTCTTTCATTTAAACCCTCTCTGGTATTTGAAAATATTTACCAAACCTTTTTGCAAACCAAACTAAATTATACTTCCCATGAAATAATTTTTCATGATACTGTCGTTTAAAGGCAGTTTCTAAGAAAAAGAGTAAGCTTGGCGGAAAAGACAACACCCATCTCATAGATTTTGTTCCTCTTGCCTTCATTGAAGCCGTAGAGTTTTTGCGAGTAGCCCTAATCAACAACTGGTCTCGATAAAACTGTTTCATAACACCGGCGTTGTTAGCGATGAATGGTTGGTCACAGCAGGGAAACTCTTGAGGGAAATATCTCTTACCACACCAACCACACCTTACGGTAGGGTCTTTTAACCACACATTTATTAGTGCGTGTATTGCTCCGTCTCTTGTGCCTTTAGCTAATAACATAATTTAAAATGAGGGGCTTTTCAGCCCCCCAGATTTTTCTCTTACGAGATTGTAACTCTACCTATTTCGATGTAATTTGTACCATCTATGTTGTGTTCATCTATTGGTTTTTGGAGTGATAAGTTAGTTGTAGTTGTGTTCGCCATAACTTATACCTCCTTAAAGCATTTTTTCCCAGTAAAAACCTGCATCTTCGTGCAGACATTCCAAAGTGAGTTCTCCTACGACCTCTCCCTTTGTAGAGTCACCAGTTTTCGCTAATTCACGAGTAAATGGTTTTCTGAGATAAGCTACCTTAAACTTATCCTCGTCTAAACCAACTACATCGTAGTTAGTGTCTGCTGTAACCCTTACATAGCGATGAGCAAAAAGTTTTACGTTTGTTGCTGCATCAGCTTGGTAAACATCTACCGCATTTACAAGTCTACGGTCTGCGGCATCTAAATTCATAGTTGAATTTGCAGTAAACGCAGAGATTTTCCGTTTCATATACATCGGAATATACAGTGCATTAATCTGTGTGCCATCTTCCCAAACGTCCTCAAACGCATCGTTTAACAGAAGTTCTGTTAATGATGTGCCTGATGCGTTAGTGTAATTGTGTGATAAAAGAAATCTCTTGATTCCTTTCATTCCCCTTGCGGTAGAACCATCTCCTGTAGCCATTGAGCCTCTCATTAGAGCATACTCAGCGTCATTTTTCCATTCCTTTAACGCCTTTGTGGTTTCATAGTTGTATCTGTCAGCAAAGCCAGCATTGTTTACTGCTCTTTCTGTATCAGTTACATCATAACCAACTCTAATAATCTGACAATGATTATAGATTCGAGATGGGTCTGTCCTATCGGGATAAGTAGCATCTACGCCTTCAGTATATGCATTAGTAGCTACCGCTTTCAGCGTGTCCTTTAGCCATATATGCATCGTATCTTTAGCAGAAGATGTACCTAATCCTGATAACAACTGTGTTTCTTGAGGGTCGATATTAGTTATAATATCAAGTAAGTCCTCTCTGATTGAGTTGTCATCGTATGTGTAGGTCTGCATTGTAATTTACTCCTTAATCAAATTTTCCTTGTTTCTTGTGCCACTCTGTGACAGCAGCTAGAGCATCTTTCTTGCTCCCAGTTTTACGAAGGTTCTCTTTAGCACGATTAAGGTTGTCTGTTGCCCCCGTGGGTGCTGGACTTCCTCCCTCGATTAAAGTTCCCTTTTGCAAAGTTTTCACTTGAGTTTTGAGTTGTTGTGTATTTGCTACTTGAGTCCCCGAAAGGTCATCTTTTGCTAACGCCAATGCAACTCTCAATCCATTTGGATTATTTGCAATTTCAGGATTTCGCATATAGACATCCATTCTTTGAACTAAAGGATTTTTAGTATTCCATCCAACAAATCTCCCAGCAGCATCTTTAATAGTTATGTCTGGGTGTCGTTGTGTGACATAGTTAAAAGTAGCAGCCCTGTCTGTTTCTGCTTTACGCTTTGTTTCATAGGCTGTAAACTCTTTCTTTATCGTTTCAGATACCTTCGCTTCCTCTAGTTTATCCATTTCCTTCAAAGCCCAGTTTCTATGACTTGGGTCAGTCTCGTCATTGGAAATAAATGCCATAAGCTGTTCCTTCGTAGGTTTACTCTGCTGTTGAGTTGACTGAAGACCCTGCACCATTTCTTTCAACTCTGAAAGCTGTGAGGTATTATCTTCACTTTTGCGTTTCCACTCGGCTGCCCTGTTTCTCCAGGGTACGCCCATTTCGTCTACATCCGATTGTACAGGAGTAACCTCTCCCGAAGGTATTATCGGTGTTCCTGATTGAGTTTCCACGTTTTCCTGAGGTTGAACTGCTTCCTCGTTTAAGTTCTGTTCAGGTTCCGTCGCCTGATTTACGTTTTCTGGCATATAGCCCTCCGTATTTTACGCCTACTTGGCGGTCTTTAATTTAGTAGTATACTTTTTACCATTCCAAGTAAAAGTCTTCCTACCGTTAGTTCTTGCTCTATAAAAGGCTTGTTTAAAATCTAAACCTTTTTTATTTGTTCCAGTTATTTCTTTGTGATAATCGTGTGCTCCAGATGAGTATGTCTTGTCGTAAGCCTCTGCCCAATCTGGTGAAGCTAAAGATGGATTATAATAGTGGTCTGCTCCACCTGTTGGGTCTGCTATCTTGCCATCATCTATCGCTTTTCTTAACTGCATACCCCTTTTAAAATACCATTCTTCGTCTTTAGTAAGAGTACCATTTGCTGCTTTATTCCACTCTTCTCCACCTACACCTGAAAATTGGTCTGGTGCAAATATCACTTCATCTCTGGTATTACCAAACCTCTCTGGTCTTGCTTCCCTATTTTTGACAGCCCATATAATACCAGTAGCATCTTTTTCAAATGCCTTGTGGCTCGACTTATCAGCTTCTGAAAATGTGAGATTATCAATATTAGCCATATTACTTCTTCCTCTTCTTTCTGTATTTTCCAATAAGTTTTGCTGCCTCTGCCATTGTGAGGGATAGTTCTTTTTTCTTTGCCACCTTTCTAACCTTCTTCTCCGACCAACTGTCGTGTAATCTGTGCAACTCTTCGTGAATAATAGTATTAAGAAGCTCACCTTTACGAGGGTTGACCCTGATGACTTGATTTTCGTAATCAATTTCCCCATAGTCGTGCATAGACCTGTCAACCTTTCTATCAAATTTGGCATTAGTCTTTCCCATCTTCAATCCCCTCTGTATCATAGTCTTTGTCGATAACTGTTTCTGGGTTGCGAATAGTAGCTAACCTTTCTTGTGAAGATTTTAAGTCAGTTTGATACTTCTCTTTGAGTTTAAGAACGTGAACTGTCGCAAGTTTTATAATTCTGGCTACTTTCAGTTTTTCTTCATCAACGATGTCTTGCCAGTTGTCATCCCAATATGATTTCTGTTGTTCCATATCTTTGATGATAACTTTCCACGCTGGTGAATTATCAATGTCTCTTATAACAGTACCACACTCTTCAATTCTTCCAACCAACTCATTTTCTTCCTGCATCGGGCTTCTCCTTAGTTTCTGCTTTACTAATCGAATCCGCCAATTTAGCAAGTAGCTCATATCCTTTAGCTTCCTGCTCTACATCTAACTCTTGTCTTCTATTCTGTTCGTTTAACATTCTACCTTGAACATCGGGTTTAATACCTCTCTTCATAAGTAGTTGCATCTTTTCCATGTCAGTCAAATCTGTACCAACGAGTTTAATGAAATCTGACTCATCTCTTTCTTTCTGTTCTTGGTTAGCTTTTTGTTGTTGTTTCATAGTTTGCATCATTTGTTGAGGAGTAGATACTAATTCTTCCCAGTTAGGTACATCTAATTCTTGATAGAATCTCTTGTAAGCATTAGCAACATGGATAGGTGTTATAACCCCCATATTCAATGCCATCTCATTTTGTGTCCCCATCATAATCTGTTGTGCCTTCTGCATCCTATTCTGGGGATTAGTATTCTGGTCATTACCTCTTACGGTAATAACATACTTACCCTGTGTTTCTTCACGGGTGAGTTTTATCTTCTCTCCCTCTTTCCCAGTATCTTTTCCAAAATACATAAACTCATAACTATCATCTCCATACTGCGACCACAAATCCCAACACCAATTGAATAAGTCTGCAAAACAACTGCGGAACATATCAGCGTCTAATGAAAAGACTGTCTGCATATTCTGCTGTTGTAATTGAACCTCTCCCAATGTTCTTGGTTCTCTTTTATTAATCATAGAGTGCAAACTAAAATCAACTTGACCTATAAGTTCTTCAACTTTAGTTTCAAGTATCATTTGTTCTTTCTCATACGAGAACTCAACGTTAGGGTTGTGTGAGTTCAATGGAGCCATAATATCTCCCAGTGGTTGCATACCTTGGGCTGGGATACCTTGTCCAAAAACAAACTGCACGGTTTTGGGATTAACCATCCCTGCACGATAGATATACATAGGCGAGTTTGTAAGTGTCTGCCTATCAATCTTTTGCATATGTTGTATATCTATCTCTTTTACTATATCTTCAATCAATTCTGGGATTCCCCTGTGTGAGAACCACCTGTCGGCAGTTAATTCGTAAAATAGCTTTACGAAGGGGAATTTCCCAGAATAGAAAGGTAGGGTAATTTTCCTCATTTCTATATCAAAATCAGGTGCTATAGTTACCACACACTTCTCTTCTGTTCCATCATTATTAATGTCATACCAACAATAACATTCCCATATCTTTACAAGGTTGTTGGTAGATTGTAGTCTTTCAATTCCCTCTCTGTTGTCTCTGGTAATGTCTAATAGCTTATCATCTAAATTTGTACTCTGTCTACTTTCTATATCACTAACACCTTCTATATTCCAATTTTTATGTTTAGCATTAGACTTTACTACATGAAAAGGTAAATAAAATTCGTGGATTAAATATTGTGCTGATTGTGGGTCATATCCAGTAGTAGTTGGAACATACACTCTCTCAGGTTCGCATAGTGCAACATCAGGACAATTATAAAGAACATCCTGTAATTCAAATTTTACTTTCTCTGTTCCAGACAATATCTCTTCAGCAACCCTTGAAACCTCTTTATGATTATGTTCTCTAACGAGGTCATTCATATCAACCTCTAATTCTTTTGCTATAGCCCCTTCCACTTCTATCATTTCTCTAGCAGAATCAAACAACCACATAGCCTGTTCTAGTGATATATCGTCAAGAGAGATTTCTTCTATTCTATTTGTTATCTCCACACGCCAATGTGGTTTAAGAAGAAAGAAACCTTTTTCTAATGCTTGGTCTATAGCGATAAGAGATTTAGATTTAATATCTATTTTCTCCATAACCAAATGGTCTAAGAACTTCTCTATCTTCCTTGCTGTTTCCCAATTACCTGAAGGAGAGGGGACTGCTTGAACTATGGGTCTAATACCAAAGATAACATTAACTAAAGCTGCCTTTACTTTCCGTATCTTGATTTCAATGGTTGGCATACGAAGATTAGAACACCCCACAAATGGAAAGGTCTTTTTCTTCTTGATACGCATTCTCATTCTATGATATTTGTCCTGAGATTGTCTCCAAGTCTCAGTCCAGTTCATAGCATCAGACTGCCATCTTTTTACTTTGTCAACTAATGACTTTGTGTTCCTACCCGTAGATAACGCACCCGCAGGTTGAACTTCCTCTTTGTGCCATTTAATCATTCAATTCTCCTTTAATATCCATAATCAGCTTGTATCTTCGGTTTCTCTTCCTCTAATAATTCTCCGTATCTTCCTCTTGGTTTAACTTCAGGTTCTACATAATTCGGTTGTATTATAGTTTCAGCATAAGTAAGACAATCAACCAAATCATCCCACCTCGAAGCACCTAAAGTAAGTAACTCATCTTTGGCTTCTTCGTGGTTAGCGTGTATATAATACTTCCCAGACTCAAATAATGGCTGTAATGCCGCCACTATCCTGTCTTTCTTCTTTCTTATTACTTTATCTGTTCCTCTCTTGAATGCGTTCTTTAACTCCACCACTGGTGGATATAAGTTCCTATCCTGTGCTTTACGCATAAATGAGTTAAAAAACTCTTTTTCTGTACCTGAGTTGGGTATTCCTATCGCAGTACAGGTATCTTTATTCTGCATCCATAAATTTAGTATGGAATCAATAAACTCGCCACTAGGGTTATGAGTCCGTATATAACTAACAAGGTAGCGATTGTGCAAATGGTTAGTGCCAACTAACGCTGCTACCTTGAAATCCGCCCTTTCATCGTCAGCATAAGCAGGGTCAACAGCAATAACGGTAGACAAATTGTCAGGAAGAGTGCTCCAATAGCGTAATTGATGGGGTTTAATCGGTGATGCTTCGTTAAGTATTGGGTCATTGAGGTACTCCGAGGCAAAAGCGGTGCTCCCAATCTCCTTTTTCCTTGCTTGGAGTTTTTTGTGCGACCAGAGTGATTTCCACAATTCATAGCCTTCCTCCTGTCTTGCATCGTGATATGCCCTAAATTTTCTCTTTTCCCAGTCGTTATCGGAATCTAACATCTCTTGTAAGAGGGCTAGAGGGCTTATGATTGTTCCTATCCAGATAAACTGACCGTGAGGTAGCAAAGTGTTCAAACAAGCCTTAAAGACCCATTCTCGTAGCTTTGTACGCTGTTCTGTGGAAGCTACTGACTCATCTGTCTCTATATCGTCTAATATTATCAAATCAGGGCGGAAACCACGAATCTGACCTCCAGCACCACGAGCACGAATGTTCGTTTTTTGGCTGTTATTTAATATCAAGTGGGTTTCCGTCCACTTATTACTTCTTAAATCTCCAAAATGCTTGACTAAGAGTGAATTTGTCTCCATCTCTGTCCGCATCTTCCTCAACCATTCGATAGAAAGACCTTCTGAGGCTGAAATAACCAGTATATCCTTCTTCTTCATAAAAAGAGCACACCAGAGAGGGTAAAAGACGCTACATATCATAGATTTAGCAAAACCTCTGGGGGCTGCTAAAGCTAATCTTTGTTTATTTTGAACCAAATCGTATATATCTCTATGAAAATCAGGAATCTTTGATGTTAAGAAGTGTCCTAAATAATCTTGAACCCAATGCAAGAGGTTAATAGAATAGTAATTATATAATTCTGAATATTGTTCTTTGGTTACTTCCATAATAAATATAGTCTAAACGACAACCCAATCGACAACCTAAACGACAACCTACTTGAAGTTCTAATACATAAATACAGTCTACTTTACAGTTGTTAACTTCTTTTTTTGGTTAACCAATGTCAACCTACTTGAAGTTCTAATTTGGAATATCAAGTTCTAAATAACAATGCAGTTTTTACACGATACTGTCGTTTAGTGACAGTATTGTCTACACTTATGTATAAGTGTGAACACTTTGTATCGTAATTGTGAACATTATAAATAC